CTGTGGCACGGATACGGCACCACCACGGGGATCGGGCCGATGAGATGGTAACCGTTGACACGGGGGCGATGTAATGGCGCGACCGAGCAAGCTAACGCCGAAGACCCGGACTCGATACCTAAACGGTTTGAAATTGGGGCTAACGCATGAATTAGCAGCATCATACGCCGGCCTAAGTGCGCGTACCGTTTACGATTGGATAGCGCGCGGTCGCCGGGAATCGACCGGTAAGTTTTCGCAGTTTTCGCATGCAGTAAAGGCGGCCGAGGGCCAATGTGCGGCTATTTGCATGGGACGAATCCAACGCGCCGCCGAAGACGGTAATTGGCAATCGGCCGCGTGGATTATGGAACGGCGCTTTGGATACCGTCGCGAATCCACGGTAACGCTCGCGGCCGATACCGAAGCCGCCGATGAAATGACAATCGTTGACCCGAACGCGCCGGACGGTCGCGCGCTAATCGTGGAACATGTAAGCAAGCTACCAGAGGATTTGATACTGGCGGCGCTTAATTTGAAGAACGCCGGCGCCGCTAAATGAAATATGAGATTGTGTATTGTGACCCGCCTTGGGACTACAGAGGGCAAACGCAACACGGCGGAAAAGGGGTCGACGATACCGGGTCGGCGGCGGCGCATTACAAAACAATTACCCTTTCGGATTTGAAATCGTTGCCGGTTGAATCGATAGCCGCGCCCGATTCGCTATTGTTTATGTGGGTTTCAAATCCGCACCTTGATCAAGGAATTGATCTGTTAAAATCGTGGGGATTCAAATGGGCAACGGTTGGATTCGTTTGGGATAAACAGCGGGTCAATCCGGGTTTTTACACCATGTCCCAAATTGAAATGTGCCTAATTGGTAAACGTGGACGGATACCGAAGCCGCGCGGCGCGCGCAATATCCGGCAATTCCTAAGCGAAAAACGCGGGCGCCATTCGGAAAAGCCAACCGAAGTAAAACGGCGAATTGATTTTATGTTTCCGGAGCAAAACAAAATCGAATTGTTCGCGCGCGAAACGTCGGACGGTTGGCACCATTGGGGCAATCAAATCCAAAGCGATATTTGTTTGGACTGGCTGTAGTGTTTGACCTATCGGCTATCGCGACCTTCGCGTCGGACATGGAATCGAACGGCTTACACCGCTACGAACACGCGGCGCCGGGTCAAGGTGGCATGTCACCGGCTCAACGCTCCGTTCATCAATCGCAACACAAGCGCCGAATCTGTTTAGGTGGCAACCAGATTGGGAAAACGCGGATTTTGTGCGCTGAAACTTGGTGGCTTGCGGCCGGTCATCATCCGTTCCGGAACGACGCGCCGGCGCCGCCGTCGCTTGGGTGGATTGTATGCGCCGACCTTCGCGGCGGTTGGCCGAATATGTCACGCAAGCTCCGCGAAATACAACCGCCAGGTATCCTTGACGATCGCCAGAAATACGACGACGCGCGCGGCTACACGTACATGGGGTCGAAAATGATTCGGCTCCGTTGCGGTTCGCTTATCGTCGGGAAATCCGGAACACAGGAATTGATAGCGTTGTCCGGCGCTACCATCGATTGGCTGATGTTCGACGAATTGCCAAAGATTGGGCATTTTTCCGAAGCTCGGTCAAGGCTTGCGGTGAAAGGCGGACCGTGTCTAATGGGCTTCACACCGATCGGCCGGCCGGTAGATTGGCTTCGTGACCACGTGGAAGGCAACGCGGCGACCGGCGACGCGCCGCGCGAGGAATGGGATTTACAGCGGGTTGTATTGAACGCCGAGAATTGCCCACATCGGACCGCCGAAGACATCGCCGACCAAATAGGCGGCTACGGTCCTTGGGAATACCGCCAACGCGTGGAAGCCCAATGGGATGGCATATCGACGGAGCGTTGGCTTCCGGGCTTTACCGCCGGCTGTGTCTTCGGTGACGACGAAGCGCCCCGTAACGTCCAGGCGGTTGGCCTTGGATGGGACCATGGCGAACGGCCCGGTTCATCCATGTGTTTCCTGGTCGTGCAATCGGACGATCGGCTATGGGTGCTCGCGGAATACGCGTCCAAAGAACGGAACACACCCAAAACCGAGGCGTTAGAAATCCGCGATATGTTGAAACCCTGGGGTATTTCGCTTAACCAAATCGACGACGCGCGCGGTGATTCGAACAGCGCCGGCCGGCTTGGCTTGGGTCTATCCGTAAACGAAACATTAGAACGCGCGTTTGCGGATATAGTCGGGTCAAGCCGCGCGCCGTTTAACATTCGCGTTCCGTACAAGGGGCGTGGCTCCGTCAAGGCGCGCGCGCGTATGATTAATGCCGCCGCTATTGATGGACGGTTTCGGGTACATGAATCGTGTACGCGCCTAATACATACGCTCCGGCATTGGCGCGGTGAGAATAACGATTTAAAACACGCCTATGATGCGGTCGCGTACATCGCCGACGTATACCTATCCGATAACGTCGCGGGCGATTCGGGTCGGCTGATTGTGGCATAGTGTTAAAGGGGCAAATATGGAACCGAAGAAAACGACCAAACCAAAACAGAAAAAAGCGCCGAGCGTATTCGCCAACGCGCAACCGGGCGATACGGTTATCGTTCGCACCGCGCCGGGTAAAACCTCACCAAAGCCGCCGGCCGGCGTTACAGTCTGGACAATGGACGGGGATTCGCTATCGCTATCGCCGGCCGATATGTACGATCGCGGTTGGATACGCCGTAAAGGGTAACAAATGAATTCTGTCCCATCGTACATTAAGCCGACAAGTCAGGACGATCGCGAGCGTTGGAAAGAGCAATCCTTGCGTTTCCGTATGCTAACCGGCGCCCACATAGAAGATTTGCGGGACGAATTACGAAAACTGTTCGCGCGCGAAATAGCCGCCGATTTGGAATTTCATCCGGATATGAGCCGCAATCCGCTTCGGATGATTATTCAACAATTGTCGAACGCATACGCGACGCCGCCGGACGTTAGCACCGAAGACTCGAACGCCGATCTATCGCCGATCGTTTCGGCTCGGCTTTGGTCAATTCAGCAACGGACCGAAACCCTAACGCTCGGCTTGAACGAGGCGGTTGTACGGCTGGATTTCGCGTATTGGACCGGCGCCAAAGCGGTATCCTATCGGACGGTTTCGCCTGATTTGGTTGTAATGCGCGCCGACCCAATGCGACCGGACCAACCGATCGCCGTTGAGGAATTGCGCCCGCGAATCAAAACAAACACCGGCGAAACGATTTGGACATGGGAAGTGTGGGACATATCCGACCCGGAAAATCCGACGTTCCGAATAGATGCCGTAGACGATAGAGGCGCGCGCCGCGATGCAACCGCCGAATTCGCGCCGGAGTTAGTCGGCCGGTATCCGTACCCATCGCCGGACGGTCCGGTTTTGCCCTATGTGCTCTATCATTTGGCGGTCGGCGGTTCACTATGGGACTACAGAGCCGGAACAGAAATGGTACGCGGCTCGCTTCGGTTGGCGGCGCTTTGGTCGCATTGGTGCGACGGCTATCAAAATTGTTCACATCCCCAGCGAATTGCTATGGACGTCGATACACAGGCCGGCATTACGAAAAGCATTGGCGGCGTATCTGTTGACGTCGTGCCGATTGACCGCAAATCAATTCTGAAATTCAGGTCAACCGGACCCGGCGGCGGTTCGATAACATCGCTAACGCCGGCGATGGAACCCAAGTCGGCTGCGGAGGCGCTACGAATTTACGAAACCGGCCTGGCGGTGTATGCCGGTTTGAATCCAAGCGATTTGCAGGTAACCCAAGCGCAATCCGGGTATTCGATCGTCGTTAGCCGCGCCGGTATGCGCCGCCGAATGAAAGCCGTTGAACCGTCGTTGCGCATGTCGGATCAATTGCTACTGTCACGCGCGGCGATGCTCGCGAACGCCTACGCCGGCGCCAATCTACCGACCGACCCGAACGCCTACATAATCGACTATCGCGGCCTATCGGAATCGCCAGAGGAAACGAAGGCGCGCGCGGATTTGGTTCGGTCCGAATTGGACATGGGTTTGATTTCGCGCGTTGACGCGTTGCGGACGATGCATCCGGAAATTGACACGGACGAAAAGGCGATCGAAAGGTTGCTAAGAATTGATAGGCTTGAACAATTGCTAAACACTACACCGGGCGCCAACACGGCCGGCGAATAAGGGGACACCATGGCCGAAGAAAAACAGACGAACGGAACCCAAACCGTCCGAATTGAACACGCGACCAAACCCGGCGCCGCCGCCGATGCTTCGGCTATGGTGCCATCGTTTAGGCTTCGTGAGGAATCCGAACGCCGCCGGACCGCCGAGGGTAGGACCGCCG